ATGACACAGAAGGAGTTACGGTAAGAGTTCCCTCTAGCACACGAGTTTTTGTGCCACCTGAATCGGTGACTAAAATGTCATAAAAATATCTGCGAGGGTAATAATTTGCAGTATTGGCGGCGGTCTGAGAAATGCGAATAAGTCCATTTTGTGAATCAAGTAGTTGTGTATTGAATACAATATCGGCATTTGCACTCTGAGAGAATGCAGAATAAGACTTTCGCGCATTGCACGTTACAGTATGATTGACGAGATTAATATTTGCACCATTGTAATCATCGGTAAGGGTAATGTCACGAATAAATGTCGTTCCCTGATCCAATAATAATTCTAAAAATGCAGGCATGGCGCTATTTTTTCCCTAATTTTACTTCTATTTATACATCTTGGACGCCCGCAATATTTTAATTAAACCGAGTACGCCTCCACAATAACAAGTCCAGGCGCGCCATTTCCTCCGTGCACTTGCCAAGTCTTTCCGTCCCACGGGAAGTTACCTGTGCCTTTGACTGCACCACCTCCGCCTGCCCCATAGCCTGTTGCGTCCTGACCATTTTGGAATTTATAATACCATACGCCAGAATCCATTTCTCCTACAAGAGTTCCGCCTGCATCTCGAACTTGATAGTGTGCCTGAGACAGTCCTGCGGTTCTCATGTTCCATGGAGCAGCGGTGTTTCCTCGAATGGCTATGGTAGTAGAAAGAATATTTCCTTGTGTAGCAAATGGGGCAGAGCTAAAGAAATGAGCAGTACCGGCTGCATTGACCGCTTCAATTCCAAAATGTCCATTTGCATCAGTGGGTGCCGTGTTCGACCCAGTTTCTTTTTTAATTTTTAGTGCATACCCCAACACAAGGCTTGTTGTTCCTAAAATAAAATCTGTTTTCGTGAACCAGTTTGTATCATATGATAAATCAGAGGACGTAGGTCCTACTAGTTTTAACGAAGTAAGATTTGCTGACACGTTCGCATTAAACGCAGTAAATGTCATATACATGAGAGTATTTGTTGTTCTTCCCCATGTGGTAGAAACAGTTGTACTAGAGACATTTATTTCTCTAGGAGGATTAAATGAATTGGTAAAGCCAGGAGAACCTGTGATTGGAGGAGATCCAGAAAAATAGGAACCTTTTGCAATTCTGAAAATAAAATACTCCAAGAAAGAAGGTGCGGAGAGTCCCAAAGTATTATCCTGATGCCCTATTAATGCTTGTATTGTTGCACCAGGAGTTGTTCCCGCCTCAGATGTGATATCAACAAACCAGGCTCCTCCAAAAAAGGCAACGTTCGTTCCCTGACCCGCAAATTGTGCGGAGTTTGTTACGAATTGAATTTGTGCGCCACCCAAAAAACCAGAAAGATCAATAAAATCATTATTTACGTCTCTGACATTAGAAGACGCCACGAAAATAAGTCTATCTCCAACCTCTCTTTCTGGAAGAGGAATCTGAAATCTACCTTGAAATAGATTAAGAGCGGTAAAATCAGTTGTTACTCCCTTTGTAATTGAAAGAATGTGCGGTGCGGCTCCGTACGCAACAGGAGTCGTGCTTGTTGCCGCAGATGATTCACTTGCGCCATTTGCGGTGTAAATTCCAGAAGGCGCTCCAAAAGAATACCAAAGATCATTAATAAAGTTCGACACAACATTTCCTGTATATACGGGATTTTGTCCTGGAGTGTTTCCTGATCCCTTGATATTTGAAATAACAGGCGTTCGATCCGTTGTAATGATGCCGCCATATCCTCCGCGACCAAATGGAGTCGAACCGCCTTTGCCTCCGTAAATTGGCCATATAGAGCCTGGCGCATTATATGTTACTCGTCCTGCGGTATCATTTGAAATTAGACCCGTCCAAGGCAAACCAAGAGCGGGAAGATCGGCGGATACTCCTTGACTTAAGCCGCGAAACACGTCCCAGAAATTTGGATTTTCTGTATATACTCCAGCATCTTTTACGGCATTGTTTGAGCCTTTGATGTAGCCTTGCCATTGATCTCCTGGTCGCGCGTCTGGAGATGCAAGAGATCGTCCAATAGTAGACAGCACATCGGAAGATCCTGCCATGTCGCTGTATGGACTATGTAAGCGTGAGTTGGGATCTGATGCAGATGCGCGTTCTGAACCTGAACGATGCGCAGTTATAATATTGTTTGTTGACGGCGCTCCTGGAACCCGCACAAAACTTGTATTTCCAAACCAAGAATCTCCACCATTTCCTGCGCCTCCGCTTCGAGTTGTTCCGCCTCCTCCCACAAACAACGATGCGGTTGCTCCAAACGAAGATGCTGGGCCTGACCAATACGCGACCGATCCTGCTGCTCCTGGCCCTCCAAAAAAAGCAGAAGTTGTAAGACGATTGACATGAGTGTTTACATTGTATACGCGAGGAAACCAGCTGGTTTCGTTTGAGTTCCATACATTAAGAGATGATCCTCCTGCCGCTCCGCCAGACATTACCATAATGTTTATGTACGATGCCTTGTCTGGTTTTGTCCATGTGTACTGAGTTCCTGGTGACTGGCCTGTTATTCCTGCGAAATTAGATGTCGTATATACATTGCGAGAAATAAGTCTGCCAAAGGTATTTTTTGTTGGAACTGCACTCAACGCAATCATAAGAGAGTTGACAGCATTTGGTGTTACTGCAAGAGATGTAGATGTCGAGTTAAATCCGTCAAATAAACGAACGGTGCCGTTTGCGGATGTGTTTCCTTCTGCATATGCATTTGACGTAATTGTAACTCCAGAATTACCTGATGACTGTAGAACAATTCCTGGCCCCGCAATCAAGTTTGCGGAAACGGTAATTGAGCCATTTGCAGATGATACAATTATTCCGTGACCAGGAGTAATCTGTCCTGTTTCTAGTTGCTGTGACAGAGTATTTCCAATAAGTATTTTTCCGACCTCATGCGATGACTTTCCAGTTCCGCCTCGTTCTTGTTCAACAACATATGTTGTAACTGCCGATGCATTTGATGTAACTGAATTTGCAAAAATCAATGCGGCGCGAACAGAATTTGCGGCCGCGGGAAGAGAGTTTGAATTTGATGTAATTGAATCAATAACATTTGCGGTAATTAATATTGACTGTCCTAGAGCGACGGTAGATATATTTGATGAAAGTCCATTTGCGGCAACAATTGTAATTGTTGCATTTTGTAGTTGAGAATTATTTGCAACTCCAAGTAAAGACAACGCATTGATTGAAAACAGTTGCGAACCATTTCCTCTAATTGTTCCATTCGCAACATTTAATGCAACAAAAGATGAGTTTGATACAGAAATTATTACATTTCCATTTACAACAAAAGATGTGTCAGTAATCGTGTTGATTCGTGTTGCCAACTCATTAAGAGAAAGCCTCAGAAAATTCATATTACTTGAAGTAAGAACTGGACTTTGAATACTAGACATTTACATAACTTTCTATTTTAACATATGCAAAACCACCATTTGCCCCTGGAACATCTCGTGTTCCTCCGTTTGTTGTGTTTCCGTCAAACACACTGTACGGACCTTCTCCGCCTACGCCATAGTTGATTCTTCCCTGCATGTTTGCAACATTTGAAGAAGACTGTAACTGTTCTCCTGTTGGAAGCTGAATTGTAGGAGATGCAGGCCCGCCGTAATCATCTATAAATCGAGACAGTGTTCCATACCGCTCTGATGTTGGAAAATACGCATCTCCGATTGCGTATGGATATACAGGCGACGCTCCTTGTCCTCCTACAACCATTTTTCCTTCGTAATATGTAGTTGCGTTTCTGCCTGTTCGAAATACCATTCCTGGAAGACCATGCATTCCTGCACTTTTCATGACAACAGTGCCGTATGTTGCATTCGCAAACGCGCGAGAGATTCCAGCAAAGGAACGAGAAAGTCCAGTTGTTACATTTGCATCATTTGCAAAACTTATAAGTTTATTTGTTGGTCCCGCGCGGCCGCCCTCTAGATGAAACAGATATGATGTTGGAGGATCTCCTGCTCCGCCTTTAACTCCTATTGTTACATTTCCTCCATTTGTTCCTGCATTTCCTGGAGCTGCTCCTCCAGTCTCCCCTCGTCTTCCAATCTGTCCAATCTTGATTGTAAGTGTGTTTGCAGCATTGTCATCATTAAAAAGACGAATATCGTCTGCTGTTATAATTGCCTGTATTGATGCTCCTGCGCCTCCTCCAATTGATGTAACGGCAGGAGGAGCAGTTATTGTTCCAGGTACCACTCCGTTATTTGCCGATGCCGATCCGCCTCCGCATGCCACTGCCGTAACGATTGCGTACGCAAAATCTGTTTCCCAACCAACAGGCCGCGTCCAAATAAAAGTATTTCCTGCACCGTTTGCAAGATTCGTATATGTTCGAACCTCAATAAGTCTTCCGTAGGCATTGATTGACGCTGGATTTTGTACGGCTTTTCGAGACTCCATAAAGTTGGACACCGCATTTAAAGAGTTTGCGGTTGCTCCAAGAGTTGTAGATGTAGATGTGGTATTATCATTAAGTCGAATAAGTCCTGCAACACTTGTTGTTCCTAAAGGCGCAGCATTTTGAGTAAAAGATATTCCACCATTACTTCCAATGTACGTAACTGTTACATTTTCTCCTTGAATAATATTTGCAGTAAGAGTAATAGAACCAGCACCGCTTGTTACGAGAATTCCAGTATTTGGAGCAATAGTATTTGGAGATAAATGATTGTTGCTGTGAGTAAGTAATATCTGTCCGTTTGTGTAAGAGACTGTTCCTGTTCCTCCTACATTTACTGCAAATACTCCTGTTGTTTTTTGAATTGTAAGAGTTGGCGTAATGGGATCAAGTAGACTTTTAACTGCATTTGCAGATGCGGCAAAAATAGTGCTTGTATCATTTTTTGAATCAACAACATTACTTGACGTAAGTGTTGTTATTGGGCTTCCGCCAAGAGTTGCAATTCCATTACTTTGTATTCCAGTTCCAGAATGAATCGTAATTGTTGTATTTTGTAACTGAGAATTGACAAACTGTCCGAATATGCCTGTTGAAAAGGGAATTGAAAATATTTGCGCGCCGTTGCCTGAAATAATTCCATTTGCAACATTTAAAGAAACAAGACCCGCAACAGGAGCGGCAGGATTAACAGTCACTGTTCCCGTTGTAATATACGCATTACTTGTAATATAATTAAGCGCAAGAATACATTGATTTGTAATAGTACGAAAAAACTCTAACGAATTTGAAAGGTCGACATTTACAATAGGCATGTGATTTCGTTCCTTACTTAAACGCTCGAATATACTTTAATTATGACGAGTCCATTTGCCCCCGATGCTCCAGATACGGCTCCCGCTGCTCCACGCGACTCATTGAATGCTCCTCCTCCGCCTCCACCACCAAAACCACTTCCGTTTGGTTGCTGCGCGGCAGTTTCTCCATCGGGACCATACGTAATACAGTTTGCTCCGCCAGATATTGCGGTATTTACTGAATATGATACTCCGCCTCCTGCGCACCAGCCTGGAACAGATCCGCCGATTGAACCTATTACATTTCCAGGGCTAAGCCGCATAAAGACTCCAGATGGCTCGCCTGCAATACGAAGAGAATACTCTGGTTGCGGAAAGATAGACGAAGGAACTGATGCGGTTGCAAGAGCAGGAGTTAACAACTCATCTTGGTACAAATATCCATACTGTCTTTCTCGCGCAATGGTGTTCCAAGTATGAATAATTGGAAGATTCGCAGACGAGTTTGTAACGGTTATTGTGAGACCTCCATTGCCACCTTGAGCAACATAGCGTTCGGAAGAATTGGAGGTATTTGCAAATATTGTATCTCCTCCTTTATATCCGACTCGCGCGATTGCCCCTGTACTATTTCCGCCATGTCCAACTGTGACTGTCATTGTTGAATGTACATTATCATTAGCAATCGACGCATATAAAAGTGCTCCTGCATAGCCGCCCATGCCGTAGGTATATGTTGCCGCAGAAAGATTTCCTGAATTTGCTCCGGCACCTCCTCCGCCTCCTCCAATCATAACAATATCAACATATCTTGTATTTGCGGGCTTTGTCCATGTAAATGTTCCTGGAGTCGAATACACGGATATCTGAATTAATCTTCCTGATACATCTGGAAGAGTGGGCGGAAGAGTTGTGTCTACTCTGACATATGCGGCATTGATTGCATTTGCGGTTGCTGCTTGTGTTGTTGATGTTGATGTGAGCGTATCATTTAATTGCACAAAACCATTTGTTGTCGTTGATGCAACTGGAGTAAGAAGACGAATTCTATTGCCTCCAGTTATTTCAACGTTTTGTCCTGCAATCAAGTTTGCAGAAAAACTAAGAGATCCATTTCCATACGATGCAGAAATTCCTGCTCCTGGACGAATTGTATTTGCAACAAGACTTCCTTCGGTTGTTCCAATAAGTGTTGCGCCAAGTGTTCCAGAATACGTGTTATATCCAGTTCCACCATACTGCACCTGAAGAGTACCAGTAGTCACAAGACTTGCATTTTGTCCAGCACCAAAAATGATTGCATTTGCATTTGACACTGCCGCGGCCGCGACTGCAATGTTTGACCATGTATTTGTAAAAGAATTAACAGGAACAAGATTAAGTCTAATTGCTGATCCTAGAGAAACAACTCCGCCTCCATTTGTTCCAACTCCCGCAACTACTGTAATTGAAGAGTTTTGTAGCTGAGAGTTTCGAAGTGTATTGATTGTCACCGCGCGAGAATTAACAGAAAAAAGATTTGCTCCATTTCCTGCAATAATTCCGACCGCAACATTCAGCGAGACATGAGATGCATTTGCACCTCGAATAATCAAGTTGCCAGTTGTTGTGACTCCCGACGCAAGTAAACTGTTAATGTTGGAAGATATTTGATTTAATACTTGTCTTCCAAAATCAATTGTGTTTGTTATGGCAATAGTACTAATCGGCATTATTATTGTCTATCTTTTCGAAGATTTTATTTAAAACACCAAGTATTGTATCAAACTTTTCTTCAAGCGCCTCAATCTTTTTTTCAATAGTTTGTTGACGCTGTTTTTGCTCCAACAACACTTTTCTTTTTTCTTCGTACTCGTTTGCCGTTTTTCTATCGATCATGACTAAAGCCTTTGAGCCAACTTGACGCAAATATTTATCCGTGTCTTTTAAGAGCATCAGTGATGGATCTGAAATACTATCGGATGTCATTATTTTTGTTTCACTATGAAGACGAATACGGAGCCAAGGCAATTGCTCTTAGATCATACACAATAGGAACAACAGTTGTCTTGGCTGCGCGTAATACAATCTTGATTGCAAACTGATTGAATCTATCATATGTTGCATTTCCTGAAGTGTATGATATTGATTCTGTTTCCGAACTCGATGAAGATCCTCTGTATTCATACTCGATGAAGTCAGAAACGTCGTCCGAGAAAAGAGTCGATGGCGTTTTTTGTGTCATGAGAGTCCAAGATTTATTTTCAAACGGCTCTGGATCGGCAAGATTTTTAACTTTATAGTAAAGATAAATTTCTGTTCCAAGAGGCTTGTATGCCGTAATGTATGCTCTAATATCTCCTGCATCAAATCCTTCGGCAAGAGTAACGACTCGCGTTACATAACGAGCATCGGCAGGTCCTCCCTGAGAACTGGTTTCTGCCGCAATAATTGCATTTGCATTTACACCAGAGCCGCCAGAGAATGAAATGGACGCCTGGCCTGTATACCCTGATCCGGGATTCGAAAGAGTAATTGCCTGAATCGCTCCACCTGAAATATTAGATACTGCTGCGACTGCACCACTTCCGCCGCCACCAGAAATCGTAACCACAACATTTGACGTATCGCCTGCAAGATATCCAGTACCTCCATTAATAATAACAATATCCGAATTTGAAAGAGATAGATCATCGACAATATTTTCTGCTCCAACGAAAAGCATTTTTTCAGTATACACAACAGGAGATATGTGCTTATCGTTTGTTGATAGTTGCGCACGTAATCTAAACTGATTATTTGCAGTAATCGAGAATCTATTTACAAGATCATAGCTCTTTTTTGGAATAAACTCATTGTACGTTACGCCACTGTCTCGCGAATAGAAATATCTAAGTGAATTGTTTGAGTACACTTCTTCTGATGTGCGTACATATAACGTATCAACATTAATACTTCCACTTGCAGGAGTTTCATTGTAGAAATCAATAGTTGCAGTTGAAGATGTGTTAAATACTGCTTTTCTCAGCACAAACATTAAATCTTCTTCTTGAATAGGAGTCCAAGTTGAACTGTTCTGAGATTTAAAGAATGAACCAAGATATGGCTGTGTAGATACAACTCTGTTGGTGCCGATGATTTGTTTTCCAAGTTCTGACACGTATACATTGTACTCTAAAGAGTCGGAAAGAAGAACCATTGCATATTCTTTTCCTGGCTCCAAGTACAGAGGAGCAGGAAATCTAAATGTAGTTGCGGTGGACGGATCAGTTACACTTGGAACAGACGATGTTCTAATGTTTTCTGGATAGACTGTTACAGTTCCTCCCTTTAGAATTTCTGAAGAGTGAGGAAATCCATTTACAACAGGACGAATCTGTAAAGTAACAGGAAGTATAGAATCTTTTGTTTCAAAGAAAACATCAATGGATGTAATAAACACTCCTGACGTATAAAGCGCCTCGTCTACGTAAAAAGTTTGCGCAACTGGATCTAGTCTTGTAATTTGAGGAATTACAATTGGCTGAATTGGAGCAGGCGGCGGAGGAGCAGGCTGAGGAGGCCTCTGAATAACAATATCGCGACGAACTTCTGTTGTTCCCAGACCAATCCATCTAAAATCACCTCGTGATGTAGAATTCGGTACAGAGTTATCTTCGCGATCAATAATTCTAAAGATTCTCTCACCCGTTCGGAATCGAAGAGAATCATTGCTTGGAATAATAAATGTTCCAGCGATTGATCCATTTCTTTCAATAAAGGTATTTCCTATTGAATACCTGGTATTTGTTGAAAGTGCAGTTGTCCAGTTAGTCTGAACATTTGCAACGCGATTTGTTCCATCATATGCGGTAATAAGTCCTGTTTGCCCAATTCCACTTCCTGCGCAAATGTAGATTGTATTTCCAACATAATAGTTTGAAACCGAAGATGCATCTGCGGCAAGAGTGATCGAATTCGCGCCTGCTGCGGTTGCAGTACCAGACCGATGACTGTATGATACAATAGCCGCGGAGTTTCCAGAAATTGTTCCAGAAATGGACGCGCCAGGAACAAAAGTTCCCACAACACTTGTCACAAACAGATCGGTGTTTCCAGTATCTGGATTTACTGCGGAGTGAAGTAGAATTGCAGTGTTTCCTGTTCCTGATGAAATTATATCAGAGCGCCCAAGAGTAGAGTTGAAGTTAACAACTCCTGGAACGCTGATTACAGAGGGTCGCTGAACATAATTTGTTACATTTGTATCATCAAAAAAGAAATATGAACGTCGCTGAGGACGGAAAGAATGGCCGACAAAATTAACGTCTATTGTTCTAAGAAAAGGATTTGTAGAAATATCAACAACAACTGTCTGAGTTGTCGATCCGTCTCCCTGAGGCTGAACCGTAGTAGTTACCGTTGGAGGCTGTACAACCGGCCTTTCTTGTGCGTTTGTTGTTGCAATTCTTGGATCACCAACGATTGTACCAGTACGGGGAAAGACTACGTTTCGTCTTACGCCTATCCATTGAAAGTCGGTCATTGACATGGTATTTTTATATCCTCAGTAACTGATTAGAATGCGTTAAAATTTCTTTCGTCGGTAGGTTCAACACCAAACCATCCAATTTCCCACCAATTTGTTCTTCCGCCAAAAGGATCAGGGCCTGTAACAGGATCATTCTGACTTGGTGGAACTGTAACTAGATTATCGTTTTGACCAGAAGGATTAATGACTACCTCAGGCAATGTAACAGTGTCTATCCATATATCACTGTCTGGCCACATTGATATTGTTCCTGCATATGTTGCAAACATGTATGGCTGAAGATTGACTGTTTTTGTTGCAAAACTCTGAGTAACAAAATCTTCTTCGGTATAACTCATAAGAGCCATTTGTGATGCAATTGATGCTCCAGAATTCGCTGCATAGTAAAGTTTTGAAGGTTTGGCTAGATTTCTGGCTGTCATTCCTCCAATTACAATATCCATCGAGCAATCATAATCTGGGCTGCTTACATCTCCAATCGAATGTCCTGTAAATGAATCTACAATTACTCCATACTTCGCGCGCGCGAGTCCAAGATCATCGGTGATTGTAATGTCTGTTGCGCTTTTTTCAAGAAGAGAAAGGGTCGTGTAGTATTCCAGATTTGAAATTCTGGTTTCTAGCGCACCAATGTCTCGCATTGTATACCGCTTATTTTCAACATAAGAGATTGATACATTAGCTGGATATAAAGTATATGGCGGAGAGTATAGTTTATACAGAACCATCGAATCGGTAATATTACCAGGTTCTTGTGGGTTTACAGAAGGCACGCCTTGAACTAGCTTGAACTTTCTATCTTTTGTCAAAACCAGTTTGTCGCGACGACCAAGATAGTATGCATATTTTTGAATGTAGAAATTATCAGTTGGAATAGAAAGTTTTAGTCCTTGATATGCATAGTTTGGATATGTGTTTTGTGCATTTTGAATACGAGGTCTAAAATCGATACAATCCCGAAGATTTAATACTGTTCCATCACTTTGTCTATATGCGGGAATATCTGCGTACGCAACATTTGCAGAAATATAAGAGTCAACACTAAAGTATCCAAGACTTGGTGTTGTAATTGTATGATCGAACCAGTCGGCGCATACGATCAGATTACCAGAAGGCGGCGTGGTGGATGGTTTTAGTGAAATACTTGCATGTCCATAATGAGTATCGCGCTGACCAGTATCAAAATCAAAGCGAGATGTTACATCGGTAAATCCAGTTATTGATGCTCCTGCGGCCGGAGTTGCAGTTCCTGCTCCAAGATCGTAAATCTTTCTAACCGCGGTTACGTCGGAGATATACAGAGATTGTTGAAGTCCTGGAGTTTTAAATGGAGTTTGAATTAATATTTGCCCAGAGTTTAAGTATACTGTTGTATTTGAAGAGGATGTAAATCCTGTTGTTGGCTCGGTATAAGTGCGAATAAACGAGCCATTGGATGCACCACCAACAAAGTGAGTTGTATTTGCCAAATATCGTACTTTTGCCTTGTTAGATGCCTCAGAATCTTCGACTTTAACTAATGCTACAACAGTTGCGGTAAATGATTCTGACGTATTTCCAGTACTCAGAGTAGCAGAAGTTGTTGAGCCAACATCGATGCTATCAAGAACAACTATTTCTCCGTTTGAGCGCGCGGACCCAGTAGGATTGTTTACGACAACTAAAAAGTTATTTAATGCCGTTGTTGATCTACCAGTGATCGTTCCAGGAGACGTTGCAAATTCTTCTCCCGTTATGGGCAGAGAGAGTCCTACAGAGGCACCCGCGGTAAAAGTTATTGGATTTGAAAATACTTTTCTATAGAAATAGAACGGAAAACTTCCCGCTTCTTTTAGCGACCCTTCTTTAATAAATTGTTGAGGAAGAGGAAACACAAGAGATGGATCAGTTGCTTCTTGAAAATACGTCAGACCTGCAACTTTATTTGAGTCTGCAACGTTATATTTTGTCCAAATTGAATTTGCGCCAGTATTGCCGCTGGTCGGAACAACAATCGACTCAATATCTTTCGGATCAAATTCAATAGAGATTTGAGTTTGATTGTTTGGAGTTGTTATTGCCGTTGAAAATAGAGTCGTTGTAAATACAGTTTTAACACCAGTTGTTGTGTTAACACTATAGTTTGCGATTGTTGATTGCTGAGGCGCGCCTGGTCCGCTACTCAGTCGAATTGTTGCTCCAAGATATGCATTTGATGTGGACGAAAATACGTTAGATCCACTGGGATCAAAAAGAACAATCTGATTTGCAGAAACAAATGACGAAATGTTTGATGATAGGTTTGAAAATTGAGTATCAAACAAATACATTTTATACACATATGACGCCTGATTTGCGGTATTTGCAGCAGAATCGTATGTGAGCATTCGAACGCGACTTGTGCCAATTTTTGTTGAGCGATAATGTCCTCCAACAGGAGTTGTTGCAGGAGATGCAACGTTTGAAACCTGTTGATGTGGAACACAGTGCAGATCAACAATCTGAGCAGTCGAGTGGTCAATAAATCCTCTTGCATCTTTTACAAAAAGAAAATTACCAAATGTTGTATTAAGATTAAAGTTAACGACGTTTGCAGTTGTTCGCGCGCGCGGAATCTCGATTGGTGTCTGAGAAATTGTTTCATACTCGTATCCAAAGACATATGCTTTTCCTGGATCTAGAGTTGCTGTATATGATAGTGCATTTCCTGTTACGGATTCTCCTACTGAAAGCCTAAATGGACGTACAGTGTATGATCCAGATTCGTCAAATGTACGGCGCGCAAATGTGTCTTCTAATACTGAGTACTCGGGATAGATTACTTTCTTTTTAACATCTCCATTTTCAATTCGAAGAAGTTCGGAAAACTTTGAATCGTCGGTTGATATTAGCGATCTTTTTGCTAGTGTCAAAAGAATTTGATAACGACCTGCTCCTGGAGCCTGATAATTTGAGGATTCAAGTGCAGGATCAAGAAGAGAAGTGTCAGAAGTTTCTGTAATAATGGCATCTGACAGTTGCATGCCAATACGGGCATTGGCAAATTTAGAATACTTGTCAACAACAAGAGTTTGCCCTGGAGCTTTTACAAAATAGCCATTAAAGAAAAACACACCATCGTTAATAAATGAAACAGTTCCAGTTGAAAATGGATTACTTGTTGCAATAGACGCAAATGTGTTTGTGTTTGGCACCATGATGGTGTCGGCTGCGGCAAATTCATTTCCTGTCAGATATTTGACTGTAAGACTTGGCGGTTCAGATGAAGTGTTTGACGATCCTCCAAGAACTATTGCCTGGACACTAGTATTTGTTGTTCCATATGCAATAGTTTTTCCAATAAATGACGAGACGTTAATATCTGTTCCAGAAAACTGAGGCTGAAGATTAATTGTTGTTGCGTAGTCTAGTGAAATTTGTCCACCTGAAACAATAGAGCCATTTTCATATATCGACCGACCGAATCGCTCAACCTGATTTTGTGCAATAGTCTGCATTTGCGTAAGTTCGCGCGCCTGAACTGCATAACCAGGGCGAAATAGGATACGGTGATAATAATTGTTTTCGTTGTAATCATCGTAATAGGGAGAACCAATAGTACCAACAGGTACAACATTTGTCTCTGCAATATTAGCGGTTGGATTAGTTGCCATCTGTTGTCAATACTCTCTTTTTAATAGTTATTTTCTATAGTTATCCGTTTTTTGTTTAAAATAGTTGACACGATATTACAATCTTAATGTCTTCCGTTTGTGAATCATTTCTGACAATAGGAGTAATATTGTCTTTATATATGATTGAACCTGTATAGTACGCAAGATCTGGATTTGAAATTGCCGTAACAAATCTTTTTGTGACGGTGTTTGCGCCAGTTATTTCTCCTGCAACTGGAATTCCTTCTGGATTGATAAGACGAATGATATTGTTTGTAGAATTGAAGGTGGCAACTTCTCCAATAAAAGATGCAGCAGGTTCATTAGGGCCCTGAAAAACCGTCTCGTCTTGTGCAAAGTTTCCACCTCCAGGTTCAGATGCCACTGTTAGATCAGTCGTCTGCGAAAATGCCGCTCCCGAAAACACATTTGTGGTATCATACACATAGGGATTAACAAGTAGAGCATACGAACGATAATCGTTTGTGTTAATAAGTTTTCCATCTTCTGCTCCTTTTAATCGAGCATTAAACATCACATAAAATCCGCCCAATTCTGATTCAGGATTTGCACCATGTCCGCCTTGAGGCTCGATTTCTGCACGAGCCGCTGCTGTTCCTCCTCCAGAAAAAGTAACGGACGCATATGAGTATCCAAATCCATATGAAGAAAGAATAACTGAATCGATTCCTGTTGTTGACGCATTTACGGTTGCAATTGCATCGGCGCCTCTTCCGTCACCAGTAATAGTAACAGTAGGAGGATTATTTGCGTCATATCCACTTCCAGGATTTGTTACCGTACAGACATGAATCGCTCCTGGAATTGCTGCCTGCTGAACTCTAAACTGAAGAGAGCCATCATTTCCTGTAAGTGTTCGAACAGGAATCCAGTCTGGAGTAAGAAACTTTACAATGTCTTTTGAAGACAGCGTGTACATGTATTTCCAGATATATCCGTCTGCCGTAGAGTATATTGTCGCGGGATTTGTAGAGATAGGCTTGATTGTACTGTTTGCTCCATTGCTATTTGATAAACACTTGTACACGTTAAAATCGTCTGTAATTACATACGGAAGACTTGAAATAACCGCACCCGAACTAATATTACCTGGCATCACACGAGGAGACGAAGAAGAATACGCGGGAACAAGAGTATTGTATTCCCAATTTTTTCTTGGAATAACAAGAGAAATATCCGAGCGAAGAATCTTTTTTCCTCCAATCATATTTCTCCAAAAGTTGTTGATTGCTTCAACCGAAGAATTTGCCGTAGGAGGATTTGAGTCGTCTGGAAAAGGTTCGACGCGCGATATCGCAAGATACACATTTGCGCGTTCTCCTACGACTTCCTGAAACTGACGAGCAATAATAACGCCCATGTCTTGCGTAAATGTTGATGTATTTGGCATGTCTAGTATTCCTCTCCTGGTCCTGGCTGTAATCCTTTTGGAACAAGCGTATTTGCCGCAACTGGTTCTTGTACTGTCGCTCCGCTAACAAAGAAAAGAGTATTTCCATTTGCGTCGTGATAGCTTCCCTCAAATCCGCTAGATCCTGAGTTAAGATTTGCAAGATTTGCAGATGGCGGTACTGCTGCAAATTGTCCCGCTCGGCCTGGCCCTGTTGTTCCTTTAAAGAAGTATCTTGGCTCGATTCGTATCATCGCACCTGATGATACACTGATTCCAATATTTGCAAGATTTGCTCCACTTCCTCCATACTCAGGTCCTATTCCAAGAACATTGGACGAAAGAGTGTTTGAGACCAAAAATGCATTCATGTGCGCGTATACCTGAGGCGCGACAGATACAATGTTTGGATTTGCATTGATTGTATAATTTGGCTGCCAGAAGAAATCTCCAATATAGCCTTTATACTTAAGTCCTCCACGAGACGCATCGGCTCCCAGTGTTCTAAGATTTGCGTCGATTGTTGGATAATTTAAGTAAGTATTTCCGCCAAATGATGCGTGTGCAACTCCCGCCAAGTTTGCAGACTGTTCAGAAGGAAAACTTCCTGTTGTGCTGATAACAATCTGAGAATATACATTATTTAAGAATATTCCTTGATTAAACGGAATTTCATGATACACTCCGTTTGAACACAGATTTGCAGAAACCAAAACATGATACCAATTGTTTGCAACAATTGGATTTTTTCTGTAATCTGTTCTGAATTCGGCTTGCGTATTTCCCGTGATTACATTTTTAAATCTAAAGCCAACAAAAAGTTCAGAAGGCGCAGTATTTGAATACACATATGTTGGAAGATTTGTTCCATTTGTTGTTACATGAATAGATGGGGCAATATTACCTGGCTCAATTTGAAATCCACCAATAATGATTCCGTCGTTTGCACTTTCCGTTGTAGGATACGAGTACGTCTGAGCAATATTTAATGAGTGCGAATTGGATACTTTTAATATGTCAAATTGAGTAGATGTCGTCGTAAGTGTTGGATTTGTAAAGAATGCAAATCGATACACTCCATTTCCAACACTTGTAACATTTGAGTATGCATAGCCTTGATTTGCTCCAATATTTGATGTTGTCTGATATACATGACCGTTTACTGTATTGCAGTAGAATATTGTTCCGTTGCTAGGAGAAACTGCATTTTGAATGCGCACCGCGATTCTATCATTGTTTGCAGAAGAGCCGCTTTTTGAGTAGAAAGAGTAGATTACTTGTTTATTTCCAGTATCATAAAGTGTATTTGCTGGAGATGGAAATGGAGCGACTCCTCCAAATGCATGACGCAAGAAATATTGTCCAGTGACTCCTGTATTTGCGCGCATTCGATCTAAGGAAAGGGTTCGTGTATTTCCATCTGCATCTGGAATAGAAATGCGCAATACATTTTTATCAATCGTAATATTTGTATGCGTCCAGGTGTTTGCTCCTGTAACTTCTAGATTTGATGACCATGGAATAAAATTGACTCCAGCTGGATCTTTTGCTCTACCGATAAAGACTTTGTGCGCAGCATTGTATGACGGAGGAGGGCCCGCAATTTCAAAGATGGTCATTTCTGGACCACCAACATTAATAAGATTAGGGGCATCGGGGTCTAGTTTAAACCAAAATGATCCAAATGCGGCATGAGTGTTTGATGTGCCATTTGCAGTATTTGTGAAGCTATCGGCGGACCATACAAAAGAGTTTCCTGGAAAATATATTGCATTACTCTCTGGAGTTAGCGCAGTTGAGCGAATACTGTCGTAACCAAACGAGCCAGTGATTGTGTTTGCATTTAAAAATTGATTTTTGGCTGGATTATCATTAATGACAAGATATTCTCCAAATACTTTAAGACCAGAAGGATGCACAAGATTAAGTACAGATTGAATCCAAGAAGTAAACGAAGTCTTGGCGGCGCGAAGAACATACGCATAGTTCTGATAGTAGTCTCTATCTTGAAGAAAGTTAAATGATGAAGGAAAACCATCCTGATTCAAGAAATAACCAGGATATGTAAACAGACCCTGAATAACTGCAACAAGAGCGGTTGCCGTGCCATCTCCTCTTCCCGAAAGATTGGCAACTGGAGCGGATGTATATCCTGTTCCTCCAGATATAACTGCAATCGAGATTACGGTACCAATTTGACCTGTATCGGGGCTGAATACTGCTCCTGTTCCAAGAGTAGAATCTACGACAACATTTGCGCCGCTGCCTCCGGAGGACTGAATTGTGATCGTTGGAAGGTAACCATTTTCGTATCCAGTTCCCCCGAGAACTGAGTTTATATCTCCTTCCGGAGTATATTGCACACTTGTAATCGCTCCTGTTCCATTTACGGATGCAACATTTCCGTTTGCTCCGTGTCCCCAGCCTCCAAACGGATTCGTAAAGATAAGTTGATCTCCATTTGAATATCCTGTTCCTGGATTTTGTATTTTAAGAGATCCTAATATTCCTAATAAAACAATCTGAGCATTCGCCGAAACAGAGATTGTTGGCAACGAAGTATAGTTGACGCCTTGTTGAAGAACAGTAACAATAGACGCGGGACCTGTATTGGTATATGTAAAGACAGATCCCAACGAATTAATCGAGTTTTGGGCAAGATTTGATGTTACGACTGTCCATATATTTCCAGATGCATTCCATGTAGAGTTTGCAATAAATGATAGAGAGTTCGAGTGAGTAACAATATTATACGAGTTTGGATGAAAAGATCCGTCGTCTAAAACAGTAGAAACTTTTGCGTTTGCTCCAGTACCTCCGCCTCCAGAAAACACTAGAAAATCTTGAACTGTATATCCAGATCCTCCAGATGTCACTTGAATAGATTCAATATTTCCTCGTGTGACTTCAGATACTGCGGCAGTTGCGCCGGTTCCGCCTCCTCCTATTAAAAGAACGGGATCTCCGACAAGATATCCTTTTCCGCCTTCTACTACAGATACTGACGAAACAAATCCAGAAAATATATTTGCTCGAATATCTACTATGTTCCCCGTGGAGTTTACTGTATTTGATTGTACTGTTTCTCCACCAATAAACGTATTTGAAATAGAAGAAAGAAAGATTTCGTTGACCTGAGTTCCTAACTCAAAGAATTGTTCAACACGATCAACAATTGCGGTAGAGTTTGATGAAAGCCCTTTAATTTTTTTGTTTGTAAAGAGATTGAATGTTTCAAGAGAAGAATCCTGGGTTCCATTAATTGATGTATTAGACACGCGAATAGAACGCTGAATAAACCATTTGCCGTCAGATGCTTTAAGCACATTTGTTTTTGGATAATACAGAGATGTGTCGTCTCCAGCTGCGCCGCCTGTTAAAAGACGAATCAAAAATCGATATGATTTTTCTGTTCCTCGTGAGCGATAAAAATCCTTGATCTTTGGAAGAATGCGATCAAAATCAACAACATTTCCAGTTGAAACAAAAGAGTTGTTTGCTCCCGTTGGAAGCATTTGTAAAAACTCAGAGTACAACTGGGCCTTGAAATCGGCAAGAGTGGATTCAAGAGTTCGATATGACGGAAGTTTTTTTAGTTTTTCAATTGCTCTTCCTTGGCCAGTTGCTCCTGTATCTGCTGCTGATGGAACCTGTTTTTCGAGATATTCGTAGTATGCCTCTAGAAATGCCACAAATAGAGGATTGTCATCCCGAACAAATGCGGGAAGCTGCGAACTGACCAGAGTTGATATTGCGGTATTTGTATTAGAAGACATTTAATGTTTTATACCACTCCTGGAGCCGACAATTTTGAAACAAGAGGATCGACTTCTACTGTGACTTCAATCGCCGTCAAGTCGTTTTCGTCAATCGTAATTATGCGATTTCTAACAGGAAATAGAGTATCATTAACTGGTTTTACTGATAACGCAAAAGAACTGGGTTCTAGGCCGTAAAATGGAGTTGTTCCAACACCAAACGCAACGAGATCAATCAAAACAATTCTTCCTGTATCATAGTCAATTGTTCCCGCATTTTCGGAAAGAATAACTTTTTCTCCATTGTCTGCTCGGATGTAAAATGAACGAAGTCTTCCATATCTTCCAAGAAGTCCAACGCGTGTTGTTGCGCCTGTTCCTGATGAATCGGTTATTGTTGCAAAGGCAACCGAATAGCCTGTTCCTCGTTCATCGACCGAAATCGAATTGATTTTTCCATTAACAACAAATGCAGATGCCTGCGCGCCAGTACCGTCTCCTGTAATTGTTACAACAGGAGAGTCAGAATAATTTGATCCAGGCGAAACAACTGAGATAAAGTCAACTCCTGTCGCGGAATCAATAACTTCTTCAAAAAACGCCTCGCGCTGAACGTTAGAAGAGTCAAGTACTAGTACCGAAGGATATGATACTAGTTTTTCCTGAAGACCGCCTCGATGTAGTTCTGTATTAAAATCAATAATATAGTTTTGCTTGATGCCACTAATGATACGAGTGCGCTTTTGAACATATATCTCGAGATCATTTGATGTAATTGCTGAATCTGCTTTGTCAATGAGTGCATGTAGCTTTGATCCTCTAAACACTGAGTTGAAGGTGTTCAGATTATCCGCGCCGTATTGCGTAACGACTGCTTTAACTGCTTCTTGAATTTGTGAGGGCGAACGAACCGTTTTTCGCGGATCATAATACACGACAATCTTTGTTTGAAGATACATTAAATCGGGATCGATGATTTCGGGCGTGACTGTCAGCACCGATCTATTTTTAATGATTTCGTTAACAATTGCCTGTTTTTCGGGTCGAGTAAACTCATATCCTGTTACGGGCTTTAGAGAAATAAAGACTTTTCCATACTGAGGCGGATCGAATTCTTCCCCGCCCCATATGCTTAGAGACTGAATATTTGGATAGTCTCGTTTTAGCAAGAGAGAATAATCATTTTTTGTTACTGCTCTGTTTTGAGTTGTATAGTGAATAGGCGCGCGGAATTTAATATCTTCAATACTTTCTTTTTCTGCTCCTCCAGATGCAATCTGAGTTGTTGTAATTGCAACATTTGAAAAGCCTCCAATTGTTCCCGCCGATGTAAATATACTTGCTCTATTTGCGCGAGACGCATTTGTGTCAAGATAGGAAATTGATACAATATTTCCAGTTTTTAGTGCTTTTCCAAACGTGCCATCTCCAAAAGTCAGGGTGTAACGTGAAGATTCTGTTTCTTCAAGAAAATATACTGCCGAATCTGCCGTGAGATCCGTAAGATCGGCAGCAAGAGTAAAAGTCTCTGTGCCTGTAGAAGAGATAGATTCTTGCACAGTCACACGAATTGTATTTGTATCTACCGTTGGAGTTGGAATAACATATCTTGATTTTGGATTTGTTGATGAGTCATGCGTAAATGTAAGAACCACTGGTTCTCCTTCTCGGAGAACAACATTGCTAAAGATAAACGAGTCTCCAGTCTTGGACGCCGTGTAATTGTCAAGAGTTACAAAGTTGTAATTTGTTGATCCATCGACTGCTTCTGTTAAAAATCTATCGGTAAGCCTATTGATTGTTATGGATGATATAATATCTCCAGGAGGAGGAGTAACAACAACATTTACCCGCGCGGTTGCGGCCGTCATTGACCGTGGAACATATCCAAGAAGTTTTGCGTGTGACAGAACCGAGTTACGAATCTGAGCCGTGTCCAAGAACATTTCATTTGCAACCATGTTTACATAGTAACCCATGTAATGCGTATTATACGCAAGAACATCAAGCAAAATATTCATTGCCGATCCTTCAAAATCATAATCGGCAAATTCGGACTGACTCTTTAAAAATGTCTTTAGATTGGTCTTGATTGAATCAAAATCCAGTTCGGTAACTCTAAGAAGAGACGCGGTGTTTGAACTTGAGTCTGCCATGAGTGTTTATGTCCTTGACGAAAGCGAAAGCAGTTGAAATGATGCATCCAACAGTGTTGGATCAGATGACGAAACAATATAAAAAGTAACTGTTACAACATACATGTTGTTATCAATATCTGCGCTTACAATTACTTCTGAGACCGAAACGCGCGGCTCAAAGTTTTTAATTGTTCGCAAGATTGAATCTTGAATAATACTTGCAGTCAGTGGAGTTGCAGGCTCAAATAAAAGGTTTCGAACATCGCAGCCGATATAGGGCTTAAATGGTTTTTCATAGAAGTTTAACTGAACCAGATTTTTTAGCGACTGAATAATTGCCGCTTCATTGATCTTTTTTGTTACATCTTTTTTTGTTGGATGTTTACGAAAAGAAATGTCGAGATCCGATGCCGTTATTGCCGAATTTCTCGACGAAAGCATCAAATCTCCATTATTGTTTGTTGTTATTGGAGATGTCTGTGGAGAATTCGAGCGGGTCGTTACGGTTGGCATGATGACAATACTACTATTATAACTTTAAAATTTGTTTAAGCGTGTCGGTACCAATCACATCTCGAAAAAGATACTTTCCAGAAGGCTCAGAAGCAGATGATTCAATAAATGCGGAGAGTGTTGAATTCCGAATAGCAGACTGTACATTTGAATAGTAATTCAAATCCGCATCTACAATTTGATTTAGCGTATTCATTGAGTCTGATATAATCCTGGTTGCAAATTCTGCGTTTACTGTATTACTTTTTAATTCAGTTATGATATTGAAGCTGATGTTTCCCGAAATGTTGTTCAATATATTGTTAGAAAACAGCGCAGACATACAATATAAAACATTATTATTTCCTTTTCCTTCATTTAGTGTATTTAGCGCAATTCCAAGATTCATTACTTCTTCTAAATCAATTGTATCTTCTGAATTGGATGCGACAAGACCACTTAGTCTATCTGTGTGATCTTTTAGTCTTTGTATTGTTCCAATGAGCGAATTTGCTCGTGGTTTTGGAGGAACATATGTATAAGTTCCTCCTGAACTGCCAATATTTGGACGTTGATACGCAGAATCAATATAGACAGTTGGATGCTCTCGAATCGATGAGTCTCTATACTTGTCTGTTGTTGCATATGAAGAAGATATGTTAAATGTTGTCTGCGCACCGCCTGCCGCAACAAAAAACTCATTTTGTCGCTTAAGCGCAAACGATTCGGGCGTGCGCGGATTTATATCATTTCCATACGCGGGCGTAATTATTTCAATAATCTGGCCTGTTGTTGGTGCCGCCGAAAAGATTACTTTTGCTCCTTCAGTATTGATAAGAGAAACTAAGTTTGCGCGCTGTTGTGTTGTCAGATTATTGTTTGTTGATGACACAAGATCAAGTAAAGTATTCGCAACGCCATAGGTTGCTGCAATAGTATTTGCAACGGGATTTACAAAAAGTCCTGATCTTCCGTTTGCCTGTAGCTCATCGAGTAACGTAAGAATAACTGTGCCCGTTGTTGGTGCGGCATAAGGTATAAAAGGATTCGTGTCTGGGTCTGCTCCAATGTCTGTTGGAACATTTGCAATTGCGGGCGAATCAGAAGAAAGATCAATGGTATTCATTTTTGGTCAACTTATCCTTCAGAAAACATTCTAAAAGATCCCGTTAAATTTTTAGATCCACAACTTATAAAGTCCCCCATTCGAGCAACTGGCCTTCCTTCAACAAACATTTTTTTACTGCCAGTTGCCTGAATTCCTATATGACATGTTTTGCAGCAGTGAGGTGCCCAAACATCACCAACTCTAACAACTCCTCGGCCTTCAATAAAAAACTTACTTGAGGAGGATAAATTGGTCCTAGGCGGAAAGCAGCCATGACCAGTGCATAAAGATCCGTCTTTAACTACAGCCGACATTGTTCATAATTCTCCTATGTTTTATTACTTAAATGTGTAAATGTTCGAGGCCCAGGTTTGTGTTCCAACAGTTCCATGAATAAAATCGCCTCCGTTCTCTACAATTAAATTTTCTCCGACGGTAATTCTGAGACCTTTTTTAAATTCATATACTGCATCTCCTTCAACAACATGTCTCATATTTTTTCGTATGAGAAAATTTGCATCTCCATTTACGGTTATGTTACATACTCCAGAAATTAAAATATTTTCGTCTTTTGCAACAATATGATAATTATTTCCAAAAACATGAGTTACTTTTGATCCATCGGGTTGCATTTCATCATATGTTCCCGTTCTATGTCGAATGTGTATTCTTTCGGCGCCAGGAGTATCATCATATTCAGTTATGTGTCCAGATTCTGTTTGAGTTACCACATTATATGGATATTGAGCGTTATATGGAGATTTGGGCTCCTCCCATGTTGAGGTGCTTGACGATGAAAAATTTACCAGGCTTGGCAACTTTAAATCGTTCACTATGTTTTTCAAATCCGAACTTAAATTTTGAGGAATATTAAATCCATTTACGGCTTGCTGCAATGATTCTGAGGCGCCAGAAATCGTCGAATCGATAGATTGTGTTACTCCTCCGACTGCTCCACCAACGGCATTTTCTATTGATCCTGTTATTTGTCCAGTTACATTATTGATTGCACCGGTTGCCGCTCCAGAAATATTTGTAACGGCATTATTTAGAGTGCCTCCTACCGCACCTGAAATGCCCGATGTTGCTGATCCAATTGCTCCGGTGACACTTCCACTAATGCTTCCGGTTATTCCTGATAATCCTGAAGTGATTCCGGAGGTTATATTTCCTATTGTTCCACTGATCGATCCAACTAATCCCGATGTAAGACCACTCACAATGCCTCCTAGCGCGCCAATAAACGATGATAGTCCAGGAATAGGAAGTGTGATTGCCTTTACCAAGCTACTAATGTCTGGAATCAATGAAGTGGCAGTAACTACAGTTTTAATTCTCGTGACATCGCGAATATCAATATATGAATTTGCTCCTTCAAGCATTTCGTTGCGCGCCAGATTAATTGTCATTGGCTCGTTTATTTTGACGGGATATGTCGATGCCTGTTGCTGGCCTGGAAGTTTTGGTCGCGACTCTAGATCAGTACCTGGATCGGAAAATCCTTTAGACGAAGGAACTTTTTCAGAAGGAATGCCATTTAGGATTCCCGTCATCACTGGAATCTGTCCTTCTTTTCCGTCCATAAAAAATCCAACGACGGTCGTTCCCTCTTTTGGTGGCACAACATTTCCGTGAGTTGCATTGATCGGCTGCACCGCCTGTGCCCATGGAAGAGTCTCAGTGGGCATTGCCGCCTTGTCGGCAGTATGCCACGCATGTATGCGCACTTGCGCGCGTCCAAGTTTTAACGGATCTTTTCTATTTTCAACAACTCCAATCCACCACACATAACCATCAAGTCCCATATGAAGGGTTGAAGGAGCCGCCTGAAGTGTTTTGGATGTTGAAGAACTTGCACCACTTGCCGCTAATACCATTAGAATAAATCTCCAAAACCTGTTGTTGACGGAGTTGTCGTATACATTGAATCGTCTTTGACAACTGTCAATTGTGTGTAAAATGTTCCGTCGTTATTTAACATATGAGTTACGGTTGTGATTATGTAGCGACCGTAGCCACCTTCGCTTACTTGAGTTTCTCCTTGAATTTCGGCAGATCGTATGCGAATCTTTATGATCTTTCCACATTGCAAGTCTGTATTTCCTGGAACTAGCAATTTGATTCGATTGTCCACAAAGTTTTGAAAAAAGCTATTGCGCGCAAGATCAGTTTTTTCTACAGGAAAAGGAAGAATTCCAGGCTGCTTTTGTTTTACATATGAAGATTTTGTTTGATCGAGAGAAGATGCAACAAATCGAGAATGCGCCTCGCGTGTCTTGTTTGGCGTATCTCCTTTTCTATTTCTCATGTTTGCAAGTTTTGAAAAGTAGTTTGCGTCTTTTCCCTCAACCCCTGCGTGTTTGTCAAACCATTCCTGAAGATCAAAGAATATTTCTTTTACAACAAGTGTGATTGGATCAAATGTCAAAAGACTTGATGCAAACTTGCCAGCCTGTGTGCTTAACAGAGAGTCATGATGTTTTTTTGCTTCATATGATATAATCTGAGTCGGAACAATAATGTTTGAATCCAGCTTTGCCTGATCGTATTGATATTCTGCAAGTTCTGGCGCTTTAAATAAAGATTCAATTGAACGAAACTTAAAGCCCTCGCGCAATGTCTCATAAAAAACAAATGATGGATGGTCTGTTTTTGTAAGAGCATGACGCGCAACTTTTTGAGTTGCCTCAAATGGTCTCATATACGGACATGCAAAATCAATCTGTCCATATGTTTCTTCTATCTCTAGGCGATCTGATGGAATTTTAAGATAGTCGCGCGCAATGTTAAGAATTATTTCCGAAACTCTCTTTTTTGAATACGTCTTGACAATAAAATATTCGGACGCAAGAAAAAGCTCTTCTGAGCAAAAAAGTAATTGATATGTCTGCGCTCCATTTGATGCACGCGCTCTATTTCGAACATCATAGATTCGAAATGTCTTTGTTATCATTGTTTCTTGACCAAGCCGACTAAAAGAAAATGAAATGTAATCAAAGCCGCGCACTCCAACGCGATCAATAAGATTAATTCCATCTAGCACAAAACACGATCCATATGTAACAGGAAGAAGAAGTGCCTCATTTAGTTGAAAACTTTCAACCATGAGTTTGATATCCGTCGTCGTGCCAAGAGATGTGGTAAGGCTGATTGCCTTGAGATCCATTGTAACCGCGGCATTTCTATTTGCCTCTGGTTTATCGGTTGTATCGGCTGTCGTTGTCATTATTATAACTACTTTCTCAGTCTGACAGTAGAACTCTTTGCGGTAAGAACAGTATCAGTAACTTTTGGAAGAGATAGCATAACCTGCTGAAACTGATTTTTAATTGCTCCGATATATTCTTTTCGTAATACTTTAATTGATCTTTTCTTTTCATTTTCCGATAGTTCATAGTCCCAGCAATACACAATTTTTCGAGTTATTGTTTCGGCTACTGTAGTTCCATTTGCAAGATTGAATGTATTGTTTTGAGTTTCTGGAAGAGCAGTATACGCAGTCACATCAATTACAAGCGTTGACGTAGTTGTTACTTGAGAACTTGAGTCATGTCGCTCTATTACTTTTTCGTAGTGATGGACTTGAGTTTTTGCCGCGGCAATCGATCCATACTTGTTCTGAACATACTTTACAAATTTATTGTAGTCAAGAGGCCAGTCATACTGAGGATCAACAATATCATTCATGAACAATATGACCCAGTGTAGTTCTGGATCTCCGTAATATTTTGACGCAAGCATTTCTGGCGTATCACCGTCCTGAACATCATAGTCATAGTATGATACTGCTCGTGCTTTTACTGAATCAAGAATCTTTGCGCGAACAAAGACATTTGATGCAATCTGATATGCGCCATCTCGATTTCCAAAAATATCGTATGGTACCAGCGGATATGTGTCTAAAAATTTTCCCATGTGATGTCGCGCCTAGAATCCTTGCTCTATTCTCTGCTTTGTAATGATTTCTGTTTCCATAAATTCTAATGTCATTCTGATAGACATTGGCTGCCCATCGGCCATTATTGAAAATTGACCAGAGGGAGCAAAATCGGTTGTAATATTTGTTAGAACACAAGTGGAAATGCGAGGCAGTGTTTTAACCTGTCCGTTAAACAAACCAAATTCAATATCAAACTCGGAAGGAGGAATAAGATATCTTCCCGCATCCGCACCGCCTGCAAAACTAGGAGCGGCCGCGCGCCTAAACTCACCAATAATTTTTTCTATTGTTCTCGCTTCTGCCATGCTGCGCGCCGCAAGAACAAACTCAAATTGAAAGTTTCGCAGGCCCGTTTCTTGATAGATGACCTCGATCTGTGGATTTAATGCTTTTCCAGTAAATCCATACAAAAGCGCACCAAGGGCATCTTCTCCAAGTACTGCTCTTCCCACTGCCTCGGTTGCAGCAGTTCCTGCTTCTGATAAATTGCCACGCGCGCCGCTATCGACTGCTTGTGCGAAAAGGCCGATTGAGCCTAGTCCTTGAGTGTACGAAAACGGATTATATGTGTTGGTCTGAGAAAAGACCATGGTATGCGGCATGTATAACGCAATAACTTTGCCTGTTTTTCGTACACGCCTTTGAGTCGTAAATTGAGACGTGAGTCCAAGTTTACTTGTAAAGTCTTTTATTGATGCCTGAGTTGCAGAATCAATTCCTAAAAGACCAGCAGCTTCGTTCGCAACAAGTCCTGTTGCGTCACGAACTACTCCTGTGACGGAGTTAATTAATTTTTCTATTTGAGAATTCTTTTTAGTTTCATTAACTGTTGCTGCAAAGTCGGCAGAGGATTCTCCCTCTACTGCCACACTGTCTAAAATGTTAAACTTGATGTAGGGCAAGTTAGGTCCCGATCCAAGATTGCCTGGATATTGTATTTGAGATATCGCAAGTGGATTTTGACTAAGCGCAGCAAGGGGTCCTGATCGAGGATCGTACTTATCGCTTACTCGCGACACAACGGTGCCAACTAGACTACGTGCGCGCTCGGCAGTATCTCGTACAAATCCGTCAACCAGGTTGTTTAATGGCATAAATATTCTCTCTGCAATATTATTACTTAAGGTATTTATGTCATATAAAGGAAAATATCTTCCCAAGAATCCTAAAAAGTATAGGGGCGACTTTCAAAACGTAATTTATAGAAGCGGATGGGAGCGCCAATTGATGGTGTATCTAGACGAAAACGAATCCGTGCTAGAGTGGTCCTCAGAGGAAATTGCAATTCCGTATGTGTCTCCCAAAGACGGTCGAACACACAGATATTTTCCAGATTTTTGGCTAAAAGTTCGTCGGCCTGATGGAACGACTCGCGAGCATATTTGGGAATGTAAGCCAAGTAAAGAATCCGTCGAGCCTACAATCAAGACGCGCGAACAGATTCTTCAAGAGTCGCCCGCACGCAAGAGACGCTATTATCTAGATGTTTTAAAATATGGGATAAATAAGAGAAAATGGGATGCCGCGGAAGAATACTGCAAGCAAAAAGGATGGACTTTTCATGTTATTACCGAAAAGCATCTATCTAGTCTTGTTGGAGCACGAAAGAATAAAAAGAAATGACATATGTCAAGCGCCCGCGCAATACCTCAAAAACCTTTAGACAAGACACTGCTCTTGATGTGTTGACAGACGAGTTTGATCTGTCTGGACTCCGACCCGAGCCTTTTGAGCCAACATCCGTTCAGGCAAGAAAATGGCTTGATCTTAAGGCAAAAGAAATTGGACGCATTGATCCACGACATCTTTTCTATGATTCGGAACGAATTATTTACGATCACAAAAAGATTCTGCCTGGAAAAATGTATTTGTTTCGATACAATCCTCTAAACAAGGCAACTCTTGCGTATTATGATATTCTTCCTCTTGTGTTTCCTGTAGAAAAGTATCGAGATGGATTTCTTGGAATCAACTTTCATTATCTTCCAGTTCAAATGAGAGTGCTGCTACTTGATCGACTCAAGCCGTTTCATATTAATGCCGCTCGAATGGATCAAACAACTCGACTTCGACTCTCATATAAACTTCTTACATCTTTTGCAAGATTGAATATTGTGCAACCTACGCTACATAAGTACCTATATAGCAGATTTCAGTCACGAATGCTTCAAATTCTTCCAGACGACTGGGAGGCCGCGTTGGCATTGCCGTGTGAGAGATTTGTAGGAGAAAGTAAAAACGTTGTTTGGAGAAATTCAAAAAGAAGTATTAAGAAATGGTAGATAAGACATCCGTTAATAGTCCTATTCCAGAGACCGTCGGTACATTCTGGCAGAGAATGACCTCGCGCGGAGGCGGGCCTGCAAAACCATCGCGCTTTTTAATTCAAATTATTCCTCCTTTCTGGGCGCAAAACTTTTCGAGATTTCCAACGGACATCTACCCTGCCGATCAGGAAGACGTAAATCGACTACGTGATCTTACATTTCAGTGCGAAAGCACGGAACTTCCTGGACGAAACATATCAACCTCTGATATTTTGATTGCAGGCCCATCGATTAAACTTCCGTATACAACCAATTACAATGATATCAGCTTTACATTTTACTGCACAAATGATATGTACGAAAAGCGCATATTTGATGCATGGATGAATGTCATTTGTCCTCGCGATAGCAATCTTATACAGTATCGCGAAAATTATGCAACAACAATTGGAATCTTTCAGTATGACGAAGGTGGAGACAAAAGACCATGGCCTGCGCTCACATACGGCGTCAAGTTAATTGATGCATATCCAATTTCAATCAATCAGCTAAATCTGTCTTGGTCGGAAGATAATATACATAAACTTTCTGTGACTTTTGCATATACGCAATACGAACCAATTGGAAAGATTACAAATCTTGTTCCTATTCCTATTATTGGAGATGCATTAAACGGAGCCCTTTCATCAGCAATAGGTCGCTCGTTTGATTCGGTTCGCGGAACACTTGTCAACTCACTAAGCAATTCAGGTCTTAATGGTCAATTCAATGGAGCATTTTCTGGAGTATCAAATTTCTTAGGATCATTTTTATAATAGAGGATTAAAATATTATGGCGTTACCAAAATTGAGCGTGCCGACTTATAGTCTTAAACTTCCAATTTCAAAGCAAGAGATTGTATTTCGTCCTTATCTGACAAAGGAAGAAAAACTTTTGCTCATGGCAATGGAGTCAAAGGATTCAAAAACAATCATTTCTGCAATTACACAAGTGGCATCAAACTGTGTTGTGATTCCAGAAAAGTTTGATGTTGAAAAGATTCCAATGATTGATGTTGAGTATCTGTTTCTTCATCTTCGCGCAAAATCAAAAAGCGAGGTTCTTGAAGCAAAGTTTGAATGTAAGCATGTACCAGACGGGGCGGAAAAGCATTGTGGAAATATTTTGACGTTTTCAACGCGCGTGGATAATCTCACGGTAGACATTCCAGAAAATTTTGATACATCAATCAAGCTGACCGACACAATTGGTCTTATCATGACGCTACCAAAATACAAAGATGTTGTCGAGTCAACTTTTACCGCAATGGAAAAGACTGATAGTGACGAACCTGCCGCGGCACTAGTTGAAGAGACTTTTCGCGTGCTGAAAAAGTCAATTGTTTCCATTTATGATGGGGATGCTGTATACGACGTAGTGGACTCAAAACCAGAAGAACTTGACGAGTTCATTGATTCGCTCACATCCGAGCAGTATAAAAAGATCGAGGCATTTTTTGATAATCTTCCAAAAATCAACTACAAATTCAATGTAAAATGCTCGCGATGTTCGTATGAACATAATATCAATTTTAAGGATATCGCAAGTTTTTTTTAACCCTTTTTTGTGATGACAGTTTGAAGAACTATTACCAGACCCGCTTTGCGATAGTGCACATTCACAAATGGGGGTCTTTTAATGAATTAGATGACATGCTTCCATTTGAGTTGGACGTGTACAAGGCGTTGCTGATTGAGCATTTACGAGAAGAAAACGAAAAGGCAAAAGAAGAACTGGAGCGCCAAAAAGCGTACCAGCAAAAAATAAATAGTCAGATAAAGGCAGCATCGAGTAGGGCAAGGCAACGTTAATGGCAATTGGAAGAGTCGCACGAAAACTATACGCACAACAAGGTGAGTTTGGAACAGTACGAAAGGCGTATAAAGAGGCATTTCGGCGTCAAATGATTGCCAATTATGCTCCGGCTAATGTCATTGGTCGCATGTTTGGTTTTGGTTCGATGTTTCATACAATGGCAAAGCGAGCATTTGGTACTCCCGAATGGAATCCTCGTTCACTTGAAACAGGCCGACCAGATATTGTTCCAGGTCAATCCCAGACAAGAGGTCGACAGGGCGCCGCGCGATCTACAGCAATGATGCGCGCGTCAGACATGGTATTGGCAGACATTGCAGAAAATACTGAACGCACTGCGGACGCAATGGAAAACATAAACAAAATTGCCGCTGTCGAACAGAAAAAAGAAGATTTGGGAGAAAACTTTAAGCGCGAGCAAGATTTTGAAGAAAATCTAAAAAAGATTACTCCCCTATCGGTCGAAAAAATGGGGCCATCTTCCTCAGTACTAGAAAAAAATAAACAACCTTCTATGTTAGGAGATATAATAGGCTCTCTTATAAAAGAAGCCGCTCCATATGTATTGGGTGGAATTGGCATCGCACTATTAACAGCTAAACTAACAGAATGGTTAACAGATGGGGAATGGTGGAAAAAAAATCTAGTTGATCCTCTTGCCACGGTAATTAAACAAGGAATAGATGGTGCGATTGGCGCAGCCACATCTGCTGTTGAGGGAACAGTAAATTCATTTTGGGAAACTGATATTGGAAGGTTTTTATTAAGACCGTTTCAGCCCACAGGGTCAAATCCTGCGCGCGAGGGAAAACAAAACGAAAGATTTCATGCACAAGCTAAACGCAGAGGTCGAAAAACCGTATCTAAATCTATGTTGGAAAATGGTGAACCGGTTGCAAGAGGCAAGATTCCTAAACTTAATCCTATGGTGCCGGCTGCCTCACCTCCTTCTTCTACTCCTGTATCTGTTGCGCCAGTATCATCTTCAGCTGGAGGCATGTCTAGTGATATTCCTCCAGAAGGACAAAAACTTTTAAATGCAATATCACGAACAGAAAGTGGAGGAGCATATAACGCAATTGTAGGTAGTGGAAAATATGGCGCACCGGCGACCTTTAGTGACTACTCCGACCATCCTAGAATCAAAGGAGTTGGATTAACAAAACCAGGCGGAACTTGGCTTAAGGTAAATGATCCTCGTCAAACAACATTTAGCACGGCCGCAGGAAAATATCAAATTACAGCAAGTACCTGGGACGCTTTGCGAGCACGATATCCCGATTTAACAGACTTTTCTCCAAAAAATCAGGACAAGGCAGCGTGGTATTTGGCACAGGAGGTCTATAAACGCAGGACCGGAAACGACTTAACGCAAGACTTGAAAGATAGTTCGAAGGCTGGTTCGATTGGACGAGCATTGTCTGCAACATGGACCTCACTTCCTGGAGGCATGGAATCTCAAGTAAGTGCCTCTAAGTTTGCACAAAGTATGACTTCAACTACACCGCCATTAAACGTAGCTGCCGCTACAACGGCCGCGCGGTCTACTCAGGCTGCCGCATCTACCGCGGCTGGTGCAACTAGTTTTCAAAGTTCAATGACAGCACCGCAGGCAATGAGTACAACAATTGTAAATAATCTTCCGCCTGCCGCATTTGGTGCCTCGCCTCAAATGAATGAGTCTGTAGACGAATTTGTCACTCGCGTAATGGTCGCAATGGGTATCGTTGTTCAGACTTGATAAAAAGGGCGAGATTTTGTCCCGCCCTTTGTAACTTTAGCCCTTTGCTAGATTTCGAAACATTTCTAGATCAGGATCTTCGTCTTCATCAGACGACCATGGAGGAGAATTATCCTTTGCCGCTACCGCTGCCTTCTTTGGAGCAGCAGTAGGAGGTGTCACATATTCATCTTCCAAATCCTCGCTATCATATGATCCGTTATTAGAGTCGCCCCCACCAACGCCGCCGCTCTGACCTGTTACGGACAGAAGACGAGCATTGAGTTCATCATATGACTTAAACTTAGACGGAGCAATTTCTTCTAGAAGAGAATGCTGCTTTTCCCAGACAGCCTGTAGCTTTTCTGGATCACCCTTGTACAGAGGCGATGGAGAATCAAACGCAGAACTATCATAGTTTGGATAGCCACCTTCTCCCTTGCGAATCTTCAGCTTAAAGTTTGCGCCGTCAATCATATGAAACGGATTAAACTTCACTTCGTCTGAAAACTCTGGCTCAAGTGCGCGCTTGATCTTATCGTATAGCTTTACGCCATACTTGAAAAGAAATACCTTTCCAACGTTAGAAGGATTCTTTTCGTCCTGAAGAATCAGCACGTTTGAGATAAACGACAGCTTGCGCTTTTGCTTTCGCGCAATTTCCTTTTGAGCATCTGAACCAGACGCCCACAGCTTGCTGTTGAGTTCGCCGCACGGATCTTTTTCGTTGAGAGTTGTTCGGCTGTTTTCAATGTACCAAAGGCCAGTTGGACCCTGGAACCCGTGATGCCAAAGACGAACAAACGGAACAGAAAGTTTGCCCATGTCTTGCTCAGAAAGAGGAAGAAAGCGAATAACCGCGTAGCCGTTACCTGCCTTGTCTAGTTCAGGCTTCCAATAACGGTCGTCCTTATAGTTTCCCTTTTTTGTGTCTTCTTTTTCGATTTGCCCTGAAAGTTTTTCAAGATGCTTTGTATCGTTGAGAAGTTCTAGAAACTTGCTTGATACTGAAGACTTATTATTATTACTTGTCGCCATATTTATTTTCCTTTCTTAATATAACGCTGTATACGCAATGTAGTAGTATTATATAGTCGTCTCACTTTTTGCATGTTGAACCATGAGTTTACGAAATTTGTTCACATCATGGATATTTGCCGAGAACAAAATCAGGTCTTTGTACTTTCGTAAAAACTTTCCTGTTTTTGTCCACAGCGGATCGTTGTTCAAAAGCTTGTCCCATTTGTTAAATATTCCAAGAACAGAATCTAAAATGATTACCGTTTCCGGTGATATTTTTCCATCAAAGTAAAGACTAAGAATGGAAGGAAACTGAGAGTCTGCCGATGAACAACTTTTATTCTGCTGCATCTTAGCATGTTGGGATAATATTGTCAAGTCTTTTTTGAAATTGTATTCTAGAGATTCCATTCGGGCACGATATTTGATTAGCTTTTCTTTTCCTTCTGCGGATGCAAGAGTTCCAATCCAAACTGATTCGGGATTGATATCAAGCCCTGAGTCGCCATATACAAAATTTGCAATAACGAGATCTTCCATATCAGACTTGGCAACAGACTTTGCTGTCTTTTCAAAAAAGAATCTGTCTTTTCTTTTTAGATAAGAATCGAATGATGCCGTAACTTTTCCGTTGTATTTTCTATAATCGTATCCTGAATTTCTAAAATGACTTTTAAGAGCCAAAAAGATTTGATACACTTGAAAACCACTTGTCGTTCCTTCCGTAGTAAAGGATGATTTTTTAGCAATATCGGGTTTCTTTGGCCGCTTTTGTTGCTGTTGTTCGCTCACTAACATCATACCTATTTTTTCTTTCCCTTTCGTCGTGCTCTAGACTTTGAAGTAATTTGTTTTGCAGCATTTTTTCGCGGACGAATTACTTTTCCGTTTTTGTATCGTAAAAAGTTTAGCGCCGCGGCTTCATCTTTGAGAACATCTTTTAGATCTTTGTTTATAAGTTTTGCGACAACTTCAATTTCAATGCCATTTTTCTGAGAGTAGTGAACTATGGCCTCCATGGCAGTGATTTGCAGTTGAGTCATGAGACTGGCGATCTCAACTGCAAATCGGCTCATTTCTTCTTTTACCGAAACTGCCTTGTTATTGGTCATAGAACTTATCAATAGTTTATTAGTAGTGCTATTAGTTTCATCGCTGTTGTTGTCACTCATCGAATAGTATTACCTTATTTTATAGAATATATGTGCTCCAATTTTCGTGGTCTTCTGATAGGTCTTTCTCCACCACGGAGCCACATAATCCGCATGATAAAACGTAGCCCCATTTGAAGGATCCACATTTTCACCGCTATTATATCTGATATAAGTTTCTTTTGCAAGAGCTTTTATTTCATTCCAGCGTTCTTTTTTCTTTACCCTCTGGAGTTTTGCATAAAAGCCTCGCTCGCATCGATATGAAAACGCACATGTGGTGTATGTCTTTTCAATCCACTTTTTCTTTTTCTTTTCTACAAGAACTGGCTTTTTATATGTTCGGCTAACGTTAAATGCGATGACATCGCAGATACCGCCTTTAAATTCAATTCGATGGCGTTCATGTGGCTCGCGCTCGTTTTCATTCCAGTTTGCGCGATTCATGATGACATTTGCAACAGCAATCTGTCCTTCGCGTGGTTCGCCCACTGACTCAAAGTATATTGCTTCCGTAAGACATTCGATATCCCGACGCGCGCGCTCGGTAAGAACATAAGGCGATTCGACGGAAGGAAACTCTGGTTCTACGCGCGTAGTACCAAGAATATTTTCTGTAACTGTTTCCATTGATACTGGATATTCATCATGTTCGCGCACAGGCTCCATTATAATGATATTTTCTACCCGTGTTATTGCGTCAGGCGCTACAGGTTTAAACTTTGGTAGCGGTACTTTTATTTCTGCCGCGTATGAAGACTGAATGAGAATTGCAGTCAAAAAAAGAGTTGATAGTTTCATTTTGACATTATCCTTTCTTGTGGTTGAAAGAGGCTTTTATATCTTTCCTTTCGGTGATTATTGTTTGTATGAAGAAAAAGTTGAAGCCGCTCAATCATCAACGGGACTGAACGGCTTCTATCGTATATTACAACTTATTATTTACTATTACTATTATCAGAGAGCAAATCTAACGGTAGCAACAACCGAGTCGCTTGAGCCGTCAGAAAGTTCGGTGCCCAGAACTTCCAGAGAAGGACCCTGGAAATAACGATAACCGATATCAAGATTTACTCCTTCGGCCAGTTCTGTGCCCACGCCAGCGCCAAGCTGCCACGCGAAACCAGAATTCTCTAGCTTTAGGAGACCCACATTTTCAAATGTGACTTCTGTCTTTGCATAGCCAGCGCCAAACAGGGCGTATGGCTTAAGACCACCAAAGGCCTCGTTTGCGGGAAAATCATAAACAACATTTCCAAGAAGCGCAGTCGTGTCGTAGTTGGCCTTTAGAAAGCCAGCAACATCGATCTCATTCTGACGGAATGAAAGATCGCCCTCGATACGCAGACCCTTTACTGCGGGAACTGATGTACCAAGAACTCCACCAACTACATAGCCAGTGTCGTTGTCAACAAACGGAACTTCAATAACATCATTCCAATTTGCTCCGCCATAGACTCCAACATAAGAGCCCTTTGCATCCTTGGCGTTTGCTGCCATTGGCGCGGCAGCAATACCAACGCAAAGTGCGGCAAGAGATACAGTAGTCTTTAGAAAATTTGTCATTCTTTTTACTCTCCTTTTTTGTTTTTGTAAAAATTAATTATTCAGACTTTCCAGTGACTGTTTCCTGTGGTGTTGGTGCAACAGGTGCAACCTCCACGACGGGAGCGTCAACAGCAACAGGAGCCTCTGTTACTGTTGCGGGAACCGCGGGACAAGGAACTGCCTCTGTAGTTGTAGTTGTGGTGGCAGTCTCTTCTGAACAAGCCGAAACCGCAAGAGCGACGGCGGCAACGGCAGTAATAATAGAAATATTCTTAATACGCATTATATTTTTTCCTTTCAAGGTTTAGTACAAGATATAAAAGAGAACGGGGGTTGCCCGTTCTCTCATAACGATTTTTCTGTTGCCAAGAAAATCGTCAAACTCCGTTCAGGCTGCTAGAGCCATCTCATATGCCTCATTATCGTTGGCATTTCCGAGTTTGATCCTATTTCGCGGATCAGACGATTATCTCCAGTTACATCGTACAAGCAGTCGAACCTATTTCATCCCCATCAGAAGCGCATGTAGGGAGATCCGCCCTCCCGTACTCAGGTTAAAAGCCTGAGAACTTAGTCTAATTGCACGCATCCGCATGTCCCAGTTCATACATGCGCTTTTGGTGGAGATGTCGGGTACCGCCCCCGAGTCCTACTTATTTTCAATAACCTTCATCGACAATACTTCTTATTTATACACTAACCATATTCGGTTGTCAAGCACAAAGTTTTAGAAAATTAACATTTGACGGTTTTCTGCGGGTGTGTATGTAGAGGGTGCGACACTTTGTCCATCTAGCTGAAGGTCTCGCACATTTTTTGTGATGGAAATAACGCATGTGATGTTCCTTGATTCAAAGGAAGAGGTCACAACAACGGTATATCCTTGAGTGGAAAGTTTCTTCCAAAAAGACATCATGAAATTATTTCCGCGAATGTCCTGAGACGATCCCATGGAATATATTTCAAACCCTTCTTCAAACAATCCAATGACAATATCGTCGGATTTAGCACATGCCGCATTCAATGGCATCAGCACTCCATTTGGAGAGTCTGAAATATCTGTTTGCTCGAATTGTTGGCCCAATCCATCACTATCGCCTTTTACATAATAATTAACTCCTATTAAGATTGCAAGAATCACAAGAAGGACAACACATGTGTAAAATACAAGTTTTGAATCTCGCGACATTAAAATGGCCGCAACATTAATTGCGGACATGTCGATTTTTGTGTTAGTTGTTGGTGGTGGTGTCGTTGTTGTCATAAAATTTCTCTGCCAAAAGGGTGAGTTGTTTGTCATATTCATAGCCGTCATAAAATTCTTCGATCATGCGAAGAAGTTGATCTTTGTAATCTGAAGTCTGTTTGATAAAAACTTGTGGTGGATAGTATGAATCTTTTACCGAAATGATGGTTACGACCTGATCGATTTTTATTCCAGTTCTTTCTTCAAACATAAGAGCATAGCCCGTTTCTTGAAGAAAGTAATTTTGAATCCATTCTTCTTTTTTTGGTCGCGCCGAAGTCTTGTGATCGATAACCGAAAGCACTCCGTTATATTCTGCAATGCAATCTACCGTTCCTGCAATTTTGTATTGCTCAGAGTATAGCGCCTTTTCGATGCACATGATGTTATCGATATTATCGACCCGCTTTCTTGCATTTGTAAGAGTAAGAACTTGAAGAGGATCCAAATCTTCATCTCTTAGCTGATTTTGAAGATACGACTCCATTAATGCATGATAGTTTTTTCCGCGAGTTGTCGCCTCGGCAGATATTTTTGCTGCTTTTTCTTCTCCAACCTTCTTTTTCCATTCTTCAATCTTTGCCTTGCTTGGTCCCACTGCCCCAAGTAGGGTAGTCATAGATATCGCTGTAGAACCGTTTGGAAGAATATAATATCTCATCCCGTTCTTGTCCGTCGACTCTAACGAAGCTATCTTCGTCACTGAAGCGGGCACGTGCCATTGAAAGGTCTTGAGAGGAGTCGGAAGTTTTGGAGACTGAAGAAACGGAAGAGGACTTGTCATAATTTTCGGGCATCCATTTTTGTGAACCATTAAATTGCTTGATTACATAATCTCTGTATTCTTTAAGAA